CAACACTTGGTGAAACTCCAAACAATACAACTTTAACAATTACCTATCGTGTAGGTGGGGGGATAAATTCTAATTTACCAACTAACACAATATCAACAACACCATCAGTTACACCTATAGGTGGTGCTGGTGCAGCTACAAAAGGCAAGCGCTTTGGTCGCGCTGGATAATCAATGCCGTTAGCTAGAGGAAAATATGCTTTTGGCTTTTGTGACAGGACGGGATTTAGATATAAATTATCTGAGCTTATCCCTGAAGTTCGCAATGGCGTTAGAACTGGTTTAAGGGTCGGTGTTGACGTTGCCGACCCCGACCCGCAAAATTTTTTAGGAAGGTTGCGTATAGACGACCCGCAATCACTAGCTAACGCAAGGCCTGATAGATTTTCGGATTCGGTTACAGTTACGTTTCCGACATTTGATGTGTCTACTTTAACACAGGTTAATGTAGGATTTGGCATTGGCAGGGCAGGAGAATTAACAACAAGTGGAGCGCCTGTTCCTACACAAAATGTTTCCTTACAACTTAGTGCGGTATTTGGAGTTGGTGCGGCAGGAAATATGTCAATAGGTCCGGCATCGACCTACGACTCTACAAGTGTTACACTTGATTCTACAAACAAAACCTTTGACGAGGGGTAAATGGCGAAGCAAACAGTAGGAATTGGCTCAAGCGCAAATGACGGAAGTGGTGATACACTTCGTGTCGGAGCAGATAAAATAAACGATAACTTCAATGAGATTTATGCGGCATTGGGGAACAGTTCTAGTGTACTAACTGATATTATAGATGCTAATGGCCTTTTTGATGTTAGCTCTGGCGCAAATAAGATTGTTTTCTATTATGCTGCTTTAAGTGATTTGCCAAGCGCATCAACTTATCATGGGGCTGTAGCTCATGTTCACGCTACAGGGGGCTTGTACTTTGCCCACGGGGGCAACTGGATACGACTGAATGACGAGACTACCGGGCCTGTTACAAAGTACACCGCTGGCGTCAATGGCTCTACTGCATTTACATTTACTGGTCCCGGCGCAACATCAGGCAACAACCCAAACTTTACTTTTTATAAGGGTCATACCTACTTAATTGATAATACAGCTAACGTATCAAGTCACCCATTGCAAATTAGAACATCTGATGGCGGGTCTGCCTTTACAACAGGGGTGACAGAAAATTACAATTCCACTACCGGACTGACGCAGTTTATTGTCCCGCACGAACCAAGTGATACATCTTTGGTGTATCAGTGTACTAACCATAGCGCCATGGTTGGTAACATAACAATAGTATGATGAGATTTTAAAATGGCTATAACTACAGCAATGTGTACAAGTTTTAAAAAAGAGCTTTTTGAAGCAACACATGATTTTACATCAGATACATTTAAGATTGCTCTGTTTACTAGCAGTGCGAGTCTAGGAGCCTCTACCACAGCTTACTCCACATCCAACGAGATTTCCGGTTCAGGGTATAGCGCTGGCGGGGTTGCGTTGACCGTAGTTGCGCCAACTACAGACGGAACATCTGCTTTTGTGGATTTTAATGACCCCTCTTGGACAAGCGCTTCATTTACTGCAAATGGCGCACTTGTTTATAACTCTAGCAAATCAAACAAAGCAGTGGCAGCTTTTGCTTTTGGCGGCGACCAAACAGTATCATCTGGTACTTTTTCAATAACAATACCCGCAGCGGCGTCAGGAACAGCGGTAGTCAGGATTGATTAATGTCTTATTCGTATTCAGAGCTAAAGCAGGCTATACAAGATTTTACTGAGAATGACGAAACAGGTTTTGTAACAAATCTGCCTGTGTTTATTCGCTCTGCTGAAGACCGCATTTTTTCAAGCGTAGATTTAGAAAACTTTAGAAAGAACGCCACATCTGCACTTACACAAAACAACGAATATCTTTCTACTCCAACAGATTTTCTTGCTCCGTTTTCTTTATTTATAACCACTGCAAGCAGCGAAAACTTTTTGATAGAAAAGGATGTTAATTTTATCAGAGAAGCGTATCCTAACAGGGCCACAACAGGCGTTCCTAAATATTATGCATTCTTTGATTCTACCGCGACATCCGCAGGTCAGGTTCAGGCAAACTTCATACTAGGTCCAACGCCGGACCAAGCGTACACTGTGGAGTTACATTACTACTATCGACCAGCAAGCCTGACTGCTGGCGCAAACAGTGAGTATACATGGTTGAGCAAGAACGCTTCCAATGCCCTTCTTTACGGTTCCTTAATAGAGGCGTATATTTATATGAAGGGTGAGCAGGATGTTATATCCATGTATGAGGGTCGTTTCCAAGAGGCAATGACAAGATTAAAAGACCTTGCTGAAGCAAGAGAAAATGATGACGCATATAGGCAGGGACTGCCAAAGCGTCCTCGCACATAAGGAGTAAGAAATGGCAACGAGTAACGCGGCAACCACTTACCTTGAGAATAAAATACTTGGTTTTATTTTTAAGAATAATGCTGGTTCATTCGCAACACCGGGCGACAGCATATATGTTGGCTTGGCAACAGCAGTTTCTGATGCAGAGGCTGGTTCATTAACAGAGGCAACCTTTGGGTCTTACGCAAGACAACAGGTTACAGCGGCAAACTGGACCCTTACATCGTCCTCAGCGGATACACAGACAATTAAAAATTCTGCTAATATTGAGTTTCCTGCGTCAACAGGCACGAGCAACACAATAACCCATGCTTTTATAGTTGATGCAGCCAGCTCTGGAAATATTTTATTTGTAGGTGCTTTGGATGCGTCAAAAACAATCGCAACAGGCGATGTGTTTCGCATAAATACAAATAACCTAACAATAGAGTTGAAGTAATGGCACTGGTCATAAAAGACCGAATAAAAGAAACCACCACTACCACAGGTACGGGTACTTATACCCTTGCGGGTGCGTTTACTGGTTTTGAGGCGTTCAGTCAAATAGGTGATGGAAACACTACTTTCTATACTTGCACAGACGGAACTGATTTTGAAACAGGCATCGGCACTTATACTGCATCTGGTACAACCTTGGCTCGCACCACAATCTTGCAGTCTAGTAATTCTGACAGTGCGGTAAGTTGGACTTCAGGAACCCGCACTATTTTCTGCACGTTGCCAGCAGAAAAAATGTCTTTTTTAGATGCCAGCGGAAATCTTGTGGCAGCAAACGCAAGCGCATTAACTGCTTTGAATGGTAGTAACATAGCTTCTGGAACAGTGCCTGTTGCAAGGATAGACACGGGTACTTCAGCAAACAAGATTGTTATACTTGATGGTTCTGCTAGGCTACCCGCAGTGGATGGGTCACAGTTAACTAATTTGCCGTCCACAGGAGCAACGGCTGGTTTTGCAGTGGCTATGGCGATTGCCCTCTAAGGAGTAAATTATGGCGCAGGATTTTGAAAGAAACATTGCACGAAACGTAGGCACGGCTGCTGTGACTATGCGTACAGCAAACTCTGATGATGCTCTTATAGGGATTAATATCGCTAACGTAACGACTTCTCAAATCCTCATGGATGTATTTATTAACGATGGGTCTAATGATTATTACATTATCAAAGATGCGCCCATACCTGTTGGGTCAGCGTTACAGGTATTGGATGGCGGGGCAAAAATAGTAATGCAGAATAATGATGTGTTGAAGGTACAGAGCGATACGGCAAGCAGTGCAGATGTTTGGGTTTCTGTTGTAGACACTATTAGTTCATAAGGATGGGCAATGCCGTACATAGGTCAAAAAGTTCCGGGGTCTTATCAGGCCGTCAAAGCTGTACAAAGGTTTAACGGAGACGGTAGCGATACTACGTTTACATTGAACACTACGGTATCTTCTGTGCAAGATGTATTGGTGTCTGTTGATGGTGTTATACAAGACACCGCCGCTTACACAATTCCAGACGGAACCACTCTCACATTTACCGCTGCCCCCTCTTCTGGTACAGGCAATATCTTTGTAAATTACCTTGCCCCACAAGCAAGCACAGTTGTCCCCCCTGCGGAAAACAAGGGGAACTTCAAAGCTGGCGGTATGTTCCGTACCAACGCGCAATCTCTTACATCTAACACAACAATTCTAGCAACAGAAAACGCTAACGTAACAGGGCCGCTTACAGTAGCCAGCGGTGTGACACTCACCGTTGAGTCTGGTGGTACATTGGTGACGCTATGAGTACGTTAAAAGCAGATACAATTCAGAATACATCTGGCGGTCCAGCTACGTTTACTCAGCAAAGTGCGGCAAGGGTTTTTATTGCCGCAGATGGTAGTGCTAGTTTACATAAGTCTCTCAATGTAAGTAGTGGAGTAGATGAAGGCACAGGAGACTATAAGTATAATTTAACTAATGCTCTTGATTCAACAACTATGGAAAATGCAGTTACAGCTACCTGTCTTGGGTATCAAGATATTGTTAGAGTAAAATCAGCGGAAGCATCAGCTAGTGTCTTAGATGTAGAGGTAATAAACACAAGTGCTGGTCAGCATGACGCAGGACAAGGAATAGCAATTCACGGAGACTTAGCATGAGTGAGATACTAACAAATAAGCTCACTGGCGTAAGCACTGCTGGGGATGTGACGGTCACCGAAGGTTCTGTAACCATGAAGTTGCAAGATGGTTTGGCAGTAGTAGGTATTTATTATGACCTTACCAATAATATTAATCAACAATCATGGAATGTAAGTAGCGTTACAGACCACGGAACAGGTAATCAACAAATATTTTACACTAATAATGTAACAGGCAACGCCATATCTGTTTATATGGGGTCTAATGGTTATCACGGGAATGGCGAAATATTTGGAAGCGGTAGTAATTCACATTATCAACGAATAAGGGATTCAAGTGGAACTTTACAAAATACAACACAAACTTGTAGTAGTGTACATGGAGACTTGGCGTAATGGCTTTAGGAAAGATAAAAGCAGACCAACTAGAACACAGCACCGCAGGGTCGGTTGACACGCAGTTTGTAGTTAAGGGTAGTGCGAAGGCTTGGGCTAAAGTAATTCAAGACAGCACACATACTTTAAGTGATAGCTTAAATATTGCCAGCATTGTTGATGGGGGTGCAGGTGAAACAGATTTGCTTTTTACATCAAGCATGAGCAATGCCTTATATGCTGCCACTCAAGCTGCATTTATATCAAATAATAGAAGGATAGTTGCAGAAGGTCCGACCACCTCTCAAGTATCTATGCAAACCTATCAAGTTTCTACAAATAGCACCGCAACTGATGCTACCAATGGTGCGGCTTTAGTTGTAACGGGAGATTTAGCATAATGGACACACCAGAATTTCAAGGCACACACTTATGGGACAGACTATGCTGGGCAAAAGAAAACCTAGAAGCCTATCAATCTGACTATCGTGTGGTATACGAAGACAGTATAGACGAGTGTGCCAAGATACTCGTGCCAGACCCAAACTGGATGGCTTGTGCATTGCAGGGCGGTATCCTACCCCCGGTCTG